GGTCGTCCAGTTCAACTGGTTCGCGAATTGTTATCTCGGGTAACAGTGATTTTTTCTCCTACCGCTTGTATTTTTCATTGCAAGCGGTATATTTTTGTCGTGTTCGGCGGTAAAAACCGCGCCGGGGCAGAGAAAAGGAGACCGTTATGACCAGTCCCCGGTCAGACCGCCATTTATTCCCTTTAGTCATAACCAACGACAACTCCATCCCGCCGTCCTCGTCGAGGCATTTCACGTACTTCACCACCGTGAGGAGTAAGTTCCGCTTCGTCTGCCAGTCGTCGGAGCGCTCCAGCAGATCCGCCCACTCCTTAATCTGCTGAAGGATCGCTGGAAGCTCGTCTTCCGAATGGATCGCCGCCAGATCGTTCAGCACCACCTTGTGCCGCTCCTGCAGCAGTTCCAGCTCCTGACGCGCCGCCCGCAGCTTTTCGTTGAAGTGTGCGGCGTTCTCCGGCGAGATCACTCCCTGGATGAACAGCCGGTCGATGTTCTGCACGTTCCGCTCCGCATCCGCGATCTCGCGCTCCGATTTCTGGATCACGCTTCGCTGCGCGTTCTCGCGTTCCGCTTTCTGCTGCCGATACACGTCCCACCGCTCCCGGATGTATTCCGGGTCGAGCACGATCCGCTTCACCTGATTCAGCACCTCCTCGTCCAGTCGTTCGGCGTTGACCGCGAACTTGCAGCCGAGCTGATCCTGGCACTTGTAATAGAAGTACCGGGTGTCGCCGCTCTTCTTGATGGAATACGGCGACATCCGCCGGCCGCATTTGCAGAGTACCAAGCCCTGCAGGAGGTATTTGTAGGTTTGCCGACTGGGGCGCGGCGCTCGGCGTTCCCCCGGCAGCAGGGCGTTCACCTTCTCGAAGACTTCCCGGTCGATTATCGGCTCGTGCTGGCCGACATACACCTTGCCGTCGTATTCCACCTTGCCGATGTAGATGGGATTCCGCAGCATCCGGTACAGCTGATTTTTGCCGTAGAGGTACTTCGAGTACCGGCGGCGGAGATCCGCGACACTCACCGCCTGACCGAGGTAGTCGTTGAAGATCGCCCGGACGATGGGAGCGGTCTCGGGGTCGGGCTCGATCTCGTTCTTCGCGCCTTCCTTCCTCCGATACCCCAAGGGCAGCCGCCCCGCGGGGACTTTGCCCTTCTCGGCGATCCATACCATCTTCGCTTTGACGCGCTCGGCGGTCATCTCGCGTTCCAGCTGCGCCACGAGGATCGTCTGATTCAGTGTGAAACGCGCCATCGCTCCCTGTGTCGATAAATAGTCCTGGCGGACGCAGACGAAGCCGCGCCCCGCGTCGCGGAGCTTCTCGAAGATCGGGATCGCGTCCGCGAGGCTTCGCGACAGACGGTCGAGCGCCCACACGACCAGTGTCCCCCACGAGGGCTCCGGCGCTTCGAGATCGCACAGCACCGCCTGCATTCCCGGCCGGTTCAGGTTTTTTCCCGACTTGAACTCGTCGGTGCGGATCAGGAACTCCGCGAGCGGATCCCGCCGGAGGATGTACGCCTTCATTTCCTCGATCTGCAGCGCGACGCTGGTCTCCTCCGCGTGCCAGTCCGAGCCCTTCGGTGACACTCGGGCGTATAGCATATAGGTGTGCGGGTGGTCGTTCATTGAATCTTTTTGCCGCAATGCGGGCAAACGGCCGGAGCTTTTTTCGGCGGGGCAAAATAACGGTCGATTCGGTCGTTCTTGTTGAACGAATAGACCGCATAGGTGCGACCTTGCGTGGTGGTGTGAGTGCCGATCTGATACAATACCTGGCCTTTTTTCAATTCGATCTTGTCTCCGTCCACCATTTTGGACAGGTTGTATCCGACTATTATGATAATCCGGTCTTCCTGCTTGTGTGAACGAACCTCATCCCTGACGATTCTTCCGCCGCCGCCCCCTCTGGAAGATATTCCATTACCGACTGCACGGGGAACATAATCTATCCGGCTGTACATCGGAATAAAAAAGCCCATTGAATCACTGTTCTTTTGCTCAAGCCGAAAAGAATAGAACGTGTGCCCGTTTTTATTGCTGATGTTTTTGTAATCCCGCCCCAAGGCGGTCAGCGAAACCGTTGCCAACAGAAAAAGCAGTATCTTTTTCATCTCTCCTCCTTACAATCCCTTGAGCTTGAGCTCCCAGTTGTGGACGATGCTCTGGTGCTTCATCTCTTCATCGAGGTCGTCCTCGTTCCGCACCGACGCGATCACCCGGCAGATGTACCGGATCCGCACCTGCGGGCGCGTGAAGATGTAGTCCTGACCGTCGCCGCTGATGGAAAACAGACACACCTTGTCGTCCTTCTCGGCGTAGATCTTAAAGACGATCTCCCCCTCGTCCAGCACCGCGACCACGCGCTGGCCGTTGTGCAGATCCTGATACGGACGAACGAGCAGCAGCGTCCCCTCGGGATACCACGGCGACATCGACGTGCCCTTGACTTCGATGGCGAAGTCGCCCTCCCGCGCCTGCTTGAAGAACGCATTCTCCTCGGAGTACTGATTCACGCATTCCAGCAGCGGCATCAGCCCCGGATTGCACGAAGCCGCCGCCGCCGAGCTGATGATCGGCACGAACATCCCCTGATCCGACGGTTTGCGGACGTTCGCGGGCTTTGCGCTGACCGGACGGTCGAAAACACTGTCCGAGACGGCGTTCAGAAGCTCCGGTTCGGTCAGCCCGAGAACTTGCCCCAGACGGTCGAGGTGTTTTATCGGGATCGCGCGCGTCCCGTTCTCCCACGCCGAGATGTTGCTCTTCGGAACGCCGAGCATCTTGCCGAGTTCCTCCTGGGACACACCCTTGCGCTTGCGATAAAAAGAAAGTCTGTTCATTTTTGCGCCCTCCTGCGGTTTTCAAAAATAAATATACTTGTTTTTGGTAACATTTTCAACCTCAAAAACGGGAATTTTGGAAAAAATTGCTCTCTTTTTGCTTGCTTTTTTGTTACCAAATGTTATATTTGACACGTAACCAAAATCAACCCGCAACAACGAGGGAAGCCATGAAAGACAAAGCCAAAAAAACCAAGAGCATCCAGCTCCGAATGACTACGGGAATGTACTCCGCGCTCGTTCGTGAGGCAAACAAGCGCGACTGCAGCATCCCGGAGGTGCTTCGATACGCGGCAAAAAAATTTTATCGCATAGGTTATCAAAAGTAACCATGAAAACGGATAACAACACCACGAAAAAGCCCCGCGGGAAGAATATCCGCATCGTGCGGATCGTCTTCGCGGATCCCGACGAACTGACGCCGGAGGAACGCGCCCGGATGGAAGGCGCGCGGCGGCTGCTGGACTACGACGTCACGCGGATCCTCGGCGAGATCGCGGAAAGCGCACGAAGGGAGGTCACAGTATGACGCTCCTCCAGGCGATGATCGAACGCGGCTTGAACCGAGCGACGCTCGGCGCGGCGATGGGCGTTCCGGCGGCGCGGGTGGACGAGTGGATCACCGGCGCACGGCGGATACACCCGACCCTGCATCGGCGGCTTGCACGACTGCTCGGAATGAGCCGGAGCGAGTTCCAGACGGAACTTCTGCCGTCGCTCCGGTCGAGTGCGTCGCTCGACGACCAGCACCGCCGCGGGAACCGTCTCTCGGCGCACATCTGCTTCGCCTGCCCCTACTGGATGCGGTCGTCGCTGATACGCTGCGCCCGCGAGCAGGGAATCACCACCTCGGAGCTTTTGAGAACCGCCGTCGCCGCGACGCTGGCGACGCTCAACACGAATAAAAGCGGCGCGGATGCCGGGTGTCAGCAATGCCCCGGTCGAAAAGTCCAGCCGAACCGCGCGCGCTTGAAGAGTCCCGGGGCGCGGCTCGGTCGCGTAGATAAGAGCCTACATCCGCGCCGCCCTTTTTCCAACCTCAACAAAGGAGACCACCAATGAACCACGGACAGTACACCTATCTGCACATCTGCCCCGCGCGGCGGGAAGTCAAGCGGAACATCGTCGTCACGAGCTGGCGGCGTTTGCTGATGTTCGCCAGACTGAAACGTCTGGCATAAACCAACCCCCAATGCAAGGAGACCAAAGCAATGGGAAAAATCACCACCAAGACCGTCAAGCAAAAGCTCATGTGCCGCCTGACGGAAGCCGAACTGGAGGAGGAAGGCCGCAAACTGACCGACCTCCTGCAGGAGAAAATGGAGCTCGAAGTCGAGAAGAGCTCCCGCAACAAGTACTACACCGAACGCATCAAGGGCGTGGACGGTCGGATCGAGAAGCAGATCCCCGTCGTCCGCGACCGCGAGATCGAGCGTGACGTGGAGTGCCTCGTCGAGTACAACATGCCGGAGAAGGGACTCAAGCGGATCACGCGCCTCGACACCGGCGAGATCGTCGAAACTCGCGAGATGACCGAAAACGAGTGTCAGGATCTCTTCCTCAACGCCCCCGAAGCGGAGACCGCGCCCGAAGCCCCCGCGGTGAAGGCGCTCCCCGCACCGGCGGACGAGAACGTCATCGACGCCGAGGAAGTGATCCACGTCGACGTCGACAAGGACGAAGAGATCAATCCGGATCCGAACAAACTCTACGAGGTCAACGGCAAACTCGTCCGGGCGGTCGAAGACCCAAATGCCAACTGCGAGAGTTGCATATTCGATCACGATAACGATTCGTGCAGTTGCTTCCTCTGCGACAAAGTGATCTTCCGCGCACCTTATGAGGAGAGCTCCCGCGCCAATGGGGAGAGCTCGGAACCTAATGAGGAGAGCTCGGAACCTAATGAGGAGAGTAACCCCGAGCGCCCCGTCTGCGCGAAGTGCGGACACAACCCCGGACAGCTCTTCCACGTGGACAACGAGAAGCTGATGTGCGAACACTGCATGGAGAATGCCAACGGCGCGAAGAAGGCGGCGCAGTTCCTCGCCGAGGCGCACGAGCACGGCTTCCGCGTCCGGGCGCAGTTCGGGTACGGCTGCCGCATGGAAGTCGCCGATACGACGTGTTTCCGCTTCAGGAAGCCCGGAGGGTACGGCTACGATTGCTGGGGGATGCACCACTACAAAGCCGGTGATTACCGGGTGGAGGGTACGCCCGCGCACGAATACTATCAGCACCTCTTGAGCATCGGCGGGGTGGAAGCATGAAGATCATCAGCTTCGAACTCGAGAACGTGAAGCGGGTCGCGCTGGTGCGGATGGCTCCGGCGGAGAACGGTCTCACGGTCATCGGCGGCAAGAACGCCGCCGGGAAGACGTCCGTCCTCGACGGCATCGTGTACGCGCTCGGCGGCGAGAAGTACCGCCCGACGCACCTCCAGCGCGAGGGCGGCATGGCGTCGGCGCGGATCCGCATCGAACTCACGGGCGGGATCGTGGTCGAACGACGCGGCAAGAACGCCGCGCTCCACGTCACCGACGCCACCGGGCGCCGTCGCGGGCAGACGCTGCTGAACGACTTCATCGAGGAACTCGCGCTGAATCTGCCGAAATTCCTCCGCATGAAGGATGACGAAAAAGCCGAAGTACTGCTGCGGACGCTCGGCATCGAGGACCAGCTGGAAGCGCTCGACGTCCGGGAGAAGCAGGCGTACGACAAGCGCCACGACTTCGGCGTGATCGTGGATCAGAAGCGGAAGTTCGCCAACGAACTCACCGAGTACCCCGACGCGCCGGAGACGCCGATCAGCGCCGCCGAACTCATCGCGGAAAGCCAAGAGATCCTCGCCCGGAACGCGAAGCGCGCCGAGGCGCGGCAGAAACTCGCCGAACTCGCCGCCCGAGCACAGCGGCTCGCCGAAGAGGGGAAGGCGCTGCAGGAAGCGGTCGCCCGGAAAGCCACCGAGGCGGAAGAGGTGGCGAATCTCCTCATCGAGGCGCAGAAGCACCCCGTCGACGAGGACGAATCGACCGCCGAGCTGGAACAGAAGATCGCCAACATCGAAGAGATCAACGCCCACGTCCGCGCCAACGCCGACAAGGACGCCGCCGAGCGCGAAGCCGAGGAGCACGAAGCGAAGCTCGCCGAACTCACGGCGGCGGTCGAAGCCGTGCGCCAGGAGCGGCGGGATCTCCTCAAGGGTGCGCCGATGCCGCTCCCCGACCTCAAGATCGGCAAGAACGACAAGGGGCGGCCGGTGCTGACCTACAAGGGGAAGTTGTGGGACTGCATGAGCACGATGGAGCAGTACCGGGTCGCCGCGGCGATAGTCCGCGTCCTCAAGCCCGAGTGCGGCTTCATTCTCCTCGACGGCTTGGAGGCCTTCGACCGCGACCAGATGAGGGCGTTCGACGAATGGCTCACGGACGCGGGGCTGCAGGCGATCTGCACCCGCGTCGGCGACGACGACTGCACCATCGTCATCGAGGACGGCTATGCGGTGCAGGAAGGCGTTGAAGCCGCTCCGGCGATCCCGGACGAGAACGACGCGATCCCGATGGAAGACGACGATCAGGAGAAGGATTGGTAAATATGGAAATCATCACCGGCAAAAAATCGACGCCCGTCAAGGGCGTCTTGTACGGCGTCGCGGGGATCGGCAAGACCACCTTCGCGGCGAAGTGGCCGAAGCCCCTCTTCCTCGACGTGGAGCAGGGCTCGTGGCAGCTCGACGTGGCGCGCGTGATCCCGAAGAGTTACGCCGAATTCAAGGACTGCATCCGTCAGCTGCAGGCGGACGCGATGGGCTATCAGACGCTCGTCATCGACAGCGCCGACTGGCTGGAGCAGATGATGGTCAAGCACATCTGCGCCGAAGCCGGGATCAGCAGCATCGAGAAGTACGAGAAGGGCTACGGCAAGGGCTGGACGAAGGTCGCCGAGGACTGGGCGCAGCTCCTCGACCAGCTCGACCGTCTGCGGCTCACGAAGAACATGAACATCCTCTTCATCGTCCACAGCCGGATCAAGCGCTACGAGCCGGCCGACGACACCGGGTACGACCGCTACACGCTCACCATGTCCGAGCGTTCGACCGACGTGCTCAAGAAGTGGAGCGACCTGATGCTTTTCGTGAAGTACGACACCTTCACGGTCGAGGACAACGGCAAGATCAAGGTCAAGGGCAACGGCAAGCGGATCATGTTCTCGCAGTTCTGCCCGTGGTGCGACGCCAAGAGCCGGTATCCGCTCCCCGATAAGATGCCGTTCGACTTCGCGCAGATCCAGCAGATCTTCACGATGGAACCGCTGCCGGAGCAGGAACCCCCGAAAGACGCGCCGCAAGCCCCCGCCAACGCGCCGAAGACGGAAACGCCTCCTGCGACCCCGCCCGCGCCCGAACTCCCGCCCGTACCCCCGGAAACGCCCCCGGAAGCGCCGCAGACCGCCCCGGACGATCCGAAGCACGCCGAACTGCTCGCGCAGGTGGAGAGCCTGATCAGGCAGAGCGGCGTCGGGTACGGCGAAGTCGCCGCCGAGGTCGAGCTTGCGGGCGTGGTCCCCGCGGGAACTCCGCTCGGCAACTACAACAACGCGACGCTCCAGCGGATCATCACCGGATGGAGCGCCATCGTCCACAACATCAACCTCCACAAGAAGGGCAAGTGACACATGGCAACCATAGACGAAATGGCCGCGATCCCGATGGACGGATCCGAGATCGAGTACCAGAGCGAAAACCGCGAAGTTCCTCCCGGCGAGTACTTCTTCACGATTACGGCGATGAAGCGCGTCCAGGAAGAGGCGCGCGGCTCGATGCCGGCGCACGTGAACGTGAAGTTCAAGCTCCAGCTGGAGACGGCGGACGGCCCCGTCGGCGTCGTCTGGGACAACCTGCGGATGTACAACAAGTGGCTCTGGAAATACGCCGAGCTCGCCAAGTGCATCGGGCACACCGCCCCGGACGCCACGCGCATCCGCATCGACTGGGGCAAGTTCGTGGGCGCGACCGGCCGCGTCAAGATCTCGAAACGCGAGTGGAAGAAGTCCGACGGCACGGTCGAGCTGCAGAACGACTGCAAGTACCTCCCGGCGGCGCGGCAAGAGGAGATGGCGTTCTGATGGAACTGCGTCCGTATCAGAGCGCGGCGCGCGACGCGATCCTCCGCAACTGGGCGAGCGGCGTGAAGAACACGCTGCTCGTCCTCCCGACCGGCTGCGGCAAGACGATAGTCTTCGCCAAGGTCGTCGAAGAGCGGGTCAGGAACGGCGGAAACGCGCTGATCCTCGCCCACCGCGAGGAACTCCTCGACCAGGCGTCGGACAAGCTCGCCAGCGCGACAGGGCTCCGCACCGCCTTGGAGAAGGCGGAATCGTCGAGCCTCGACAGCTGGTACAACGTGACCGTCGGGTCGGTGCAGACGCTCCAGTCCGCGAAGCGGCTGGAACTCTTCGCACACGACCACTTCGACACGATCATCGTGGACGAGGCGCACCACGCCGTCTCGCCGTCGTACCGGCGTGTGCTGGACTACTTCTACGACGCCAAGGTGCTCGGGGTCACGGCGACCGCCGACCGGGGCGACAAGCGGAACTTGGGCGAGGTCTTCGAGACCATCGCCTACGAGTACACGCTCGTCCGCGCGATCCGCGACGGGTATCTCTGCCCGATCCGGGCGCTGACGCTGCCCGTGTCCATCGACCTCAACGGGGTCAAGGTGCAGGGCGGCGACTACCAGGCGGCGGCGCTCGGCTCGACCTTGGAGCCGTATCTCGACCGGATCGCGGCGCTGATGGCGGAGCATTGCAGGGATCGGAAGACGGTCGTGTTCCTCCCCCTCGTGGCGACTTCGCAGAAGATGCGCGACCTCCTCGTCGCGCACGGTCTCCGGGCCGCCGAGGTGAACGGCGAGAGCGCCGACCGCGCGGAAGTGCTGCGGGACTTCCACGACGGGAAGTATCAGGTGCTTTGCAATTCCATGCTCTTGACCGAGGGGTGGGACGAACCGGCGGTGGACTGCATCGTCTGTCTGCGACCGACCAAAGTCCGCGCGCTCTACGCGCAGATCGTCGGGCGCGGGACGCGCCTCGCGCCGGGGAAGAAGGAGCTCTTGCTCCTCGACTTCCTCTGGCAGACGCAGAAGCACGACCTCTGCCGGCCGGCGCACCTCGTGTACGAGAACAGCGACATCTCGGCGCGGGTCGCGGAGATCATGGCGGAAACCAGCCAGGAGGAAGGCGGCGGAGATCTGCTCGAACTCGCCGACGACGCCGAGAGCGCCGCCGTCGCGGAGAGAGAAGAATCGCTGCGGCGGGAACTCGAGGCGCAGCGCAAAAAACGCCGCGCGCTCGTGGATCCGCTGCAGTTCGAGATGTCCATCGCTCCCGACGGCAAGGTCGCGGAGTGGGAGCCCGATCCGCTCGATCTCAAGGCGATGGCGCCACCGAGCGCGGCGCAGCTCGCGTACCTCGAAAAAGCGGGGATCTACGCCGACGAGGTCAAGTGTCAGGGGCACGCATCGCGCCTGATCGAACTCATCACGAAGCGGAGAATGGAAGGTCTCGCCACGCCGAAGCAGATCCGCTGCCTCGAGCGCTACGGATTCACCGGGGTCGGCACGTGGGAGTTCGACGCCGCGAACAAGATGATCACCCGGATCAGCGCCAATTCGTGGCGCGTTCCCTTCGGAATCGACGTAAGGAGCTATCAGCCATGAAGAGGTACTCCATCATCTCCGAGATACCGACCGCGCCGGAAGGGGGCGAATACCTCCGCATAGTTTCCGCGACCGTCCGAACGGTTCCTCCGACCGAGAATAAAAAGCCTTGGGCGGCGGAAGGGGGCGGGGTCCGGGACACACTTGCTTGCAGACGGGAAAACGCCCCGCGCGTGTACATCTCCGGCCCGATGACCGGTCTGCCGGAGTACAACTTCCCCGCTTTCTTCGCGATGGCGCGGAAGCTCAAGGCGCGCGGCTTCTCGGTGCTGAACCCGGCGGCATGGCCCGCGCGTGAGACCTACGAGGAGTATCTCCGCTTCGACATCGACATGATGATCCGATACGCCGACGCGGTGGTCTTCCTCGACGGGTGGGAAAAGTCCCGCGGGGCGCGCGCCGAAATGGCGGTCGCGCGGTCGCTCAAGCTCCGCATCTTCTTCGCGGATCAGATCGACGGGGTGACGCCATGACGAACCTCGAAACCATCGTGGAATGCCTGAAGCAGATCCCGCCCGCGACGCTCCAGTACAACGAGTGGCTGCAGATCGGCGCGGCGATCAAGCACGAGGGCGGCGACGTGACGCTCTGGGACAGCTGGTCGAAGAACGACCCGCGGTACCGCGAGGGCGACTGCACCCGCCGGTGGAACAACCTCGACAAGGGACAAGCCGCCGTGACCGTTGCGACGGTCGTGAAGCTCTGCAAGGACGCGGGCGGCACACCGCCCCGCAGCGAATGGACAAGCGACCTCACCGAGAACGAACCGATCCCGATGGACCGCCCCGTGACCTACTACGGCGGCCGCCGCGAGGAAGTTCCCGAGGAAGGGCGCATCATCCGCAAGGAGTGGCTCGAAGTCGAACAGCTGCCGCCCGACACCGGACGGAACGGCGTGGAGGAGTTTTCCGAGTATCTGAAGACGCTCTTCCAGGCGAGCGATCACGTCGGCTTCGTCGCGACCGCGTTCCAGTCGGAACCGAACAAAAACGGCGAGCAGTCGTGGCTCCCCGGCGGCAAGGGGTCCTACAGCCTCACGGCGGGCGAACTCCTCGAACGGTGCGCCCACAGCGGCACGGATCTCGGCGGCGTGATCGGCGACTGGGAGAAGGAGTGCGGCGCGTGGATCCGCTTCAACCCGCTCGACGGCAAGGGCGTCTCCGACGCGAACGTGACCGACTTCCGGTACGCGCTCGTGGAATCGGACGAGGTCGGCATCAACGAGCAGTACACGATCTACCGGAAGCTGGAGCTCCCCGTCGCGGCGCTCGTCTTCTCCGGCGGCAAAAGCCTCCACGCCATCGTGCGGATCGAGGCGGCCGACTACAAGGAGTATCAGAAGCGCGTCGACTTTCTCTACGCGATCTGCAAGAAGAACGGGCTCAACATTGACCGGAAGAACCGCAACCCGAGCCGCCTCTCGCGGTTGCCGGGAGCAACCCGGAACGGCGTCCGTCAGCGCCTCATCGCCACGAACGTCGGCAAGGGGTCGTGGGAAGAGTGGACCGACTGGATTGCCGCCCAGAACGACGATCTGCCGGAGGTGGAAAGCCTCGACGAAGTATGGGGCAAACTCCCGGAGCTCGCTCCGTGCCTGATCGATGGGATACTCCGGCAGGGGCACAAGATGCTCGTCTCGGGTCCGTCCAAGGCGGGGAAGAGCTTCCTGCTGCTGGAGCTGCTCGTCGCCATCGCCGAGGGCACCGAGTGGATCGGCTGGCCGTGCCGGCAGGGGCGCGCGCTCTACGTCAACCTCGAACTCGACCGCGCGTCGTGTCTGCACCGGCTCAAGGATATCTACGACGCCAAGGGAGTACAAAAACCGCACATCGGCAACATCGACATCTGGAACCTGCGCGGGAAATCGCTCCCGCTGGACGACCTCGCGCCGCGGCTGATCCGGCGGGCGCTCAAGCGCGGATACTCCGCCGTCATCATCGACCCGATCTACAAGGTCATCACCGGCGACGAAAACTCGGCCGACCAGATGGCGAAATTCTGCAATCAGTTCGACAAGATCTGCGCGGAGCTCAAATGCTCGGTGATTTACTGCCACCATCACTCGAAGGGTGAGCAGGGGCAGAAGCGCGCTCAGGATCGCGCCAGCGGTTCCGGCGTCTTCGCCCGGGATCCCGACGCGCTGATCGACATGGTCGAGCTGGAGATCGACGACCAGCGGCGGCAGGAGATCAAGTACAAGTTCCAAGTGGCCAATTTGCGGCGGCATCTCGACGCCCACGCGCCCGGCTGGAGCGCCGGAATGGACGTCGACGAAGCCAACAAGCTCGAGGTGCTGATCGAGCTCGCCCGGAAGCGCACCCCCGGAGCCGACGCCGTCAACGGCGCGGAGATCCAAGCCGCCGGCGCGATGACCGGCTGGCGGCTGTCCGGGATACTGCGCGAGTTTCCGAGTTTCCCGGACCGGTACGCCTTCTTCCGCTACCCCGTCCACGTGATGGGCGCGGATACGAACACGCTGCTCCAGGACTGCCGCGCCGTGGGCGAACTCCCGCAGCGCAAAGTTCTCACCCCCGCGGAGCGTGCCGAACTCGGACGGGAGACCGCCCGCAAGCGCCGCGAGGCCGCGGTAAACGAAACGCAGATGGCGTTCGACGCGCTGGACGACGGAACCCCCGTCACGACCAAACGGATGGCGGAGTATCTCGACATCACCGAGCGCGCCGCCCGATCCCGGCTGCAGAGCGCCGGATTCACCCCCATGGAAGGAGCGAAAGGCGTATGGACCGAGAAGGAATGACCAACGGAACGGAACAGACCTATAAAGGTATCTTCCGTTTGCGGAAGGAAGCGACCACCATATCTAAAGATATGGGTGTGTTCCGCCGTTCTCCGTCCGCCGCCGTTAACGGGATGGAGGTGGGGGCGCTTTGGAACGCCCCCCACCATCCATTACCGTCGAACGGCACGGAGACCCCCAACCCCTGAACCAACAACCCCAAACCCCAAAACAAAAAGGAAATCAAATGGAAAGAACAAGTGACAAAATGGTCGGATTCGGCGTCCTGGGCGTCGGGCAGGCGGGGATCGTCCTCGCCGTGCTGAAGCTCTGCGGCGTCATCGAGTGGGCGTGGTGGATCGTGCTCCTCCCCATCTTCGTGCTGGCGGCGCTGGTGATCCTCGCCGCGCTCGTGATTATCGCTTCGGCGTATCTTGACGGGAGGATCTGGTGATGAAAGACGGATGCTTCTGCAAGGCTTCGGACGCGAACATGGAGAAGTGGATCATCCGCGGCGCGGGCGGATATGGGAGCACGGGAAGATGAGCGATAGTAAAGAAAAATTCACGCCCGGTCCGTGGAAAATCCAAAAAAGCATTAGCGGAGTACATCCTATCGCGGCTCCGGGAATACGCGCACACATTACCTATGTCAATGACGTCGAAAATGCGCACCTGATCGCCGCCGCGCCGGAGATGTACGAGGCGTTGGAAGCCCTCATATCCGCGATGGACGATGTGCTCTACAACGCGGATCGCGTGCCGGATTGCATCGTCGCCGTCGCGCAGGAGGCGATGGACAAAGCAAACGCGGCGCTCAAAAAGGCTCGGGGTGAGAAATGAAATACATCGCCGTTTATCTGCCATATTTTGCTTTTGTCGGGGTGGTGGTCGCCGGACTGCACTATAAAAACTACTGGATCATGGGTTTCGGGATATCGTTTTTCTTTATGTACGACTTAGAACCGGCGCTCAAGATTATCTGCGGCGAAAGTAAAAACAACCATTCGATTCACGAGGAGAAGGAATGAAGACTGTTTTCGATGGCATCCTCTTCGGCTGGCTGCTGATCATGGGCGTCGCGTGCACCGTGTTCGTCGGCGTGCTGATCTCCGAGGCGCTGTACGAGTGGCGCTATCAGCGCAAGCGGAGAAAACTTCGGGGGCGCAGACCATGACCAACCCCAGCCTTTTCGACAATGATGCCGAATATCTCGCATTTTGCGAGAAGTTCGTCCCGAAAAAGACCACCGACGATTGTTACACGCCGGAACCGGTTTACAACGAGATCCGCGACTACGTCTGCGAACGATACGGTGTCGATCCGGCGAAAATCGTCCGCCCGTTCTGGCCGAATGCGGACTATCGAAGAGTAGAGTACCCGGACGGATGCGTTGTCCTCGACAATCCGCCGTTCTCCATCGTGTCGCAGATCGTCAAATTCTACCGACACAATGGGATCCGGTTTTTCCTCTTCGTACCGGGGCTGACGCCGTTCTCCGCGCTCCACAAGGGTACGACCGTTTTGTGCTGTGGTGTTTCGATCGTTTACGAGAATGGTGTGAAGGTGAACACGTCGTTCGCGCATAATCTGGACGGTGTGTCTGCGGTCGAGAGCTGCCCCGAGCTTTTCGATCGGGTAACCGCCGTTTGTGACGCGCTGCGTAAAAAGAAGACCAAGACCGTCGCCAATATTGAACTGCCGCCCGAGGTGATCTCGGCGGCGAAGATCAACTGGTACACCAAGTATCACACGCCGTTCCAAGTGCGGCATGGCGAGTTCGCGCTGATCCGAGGGCTCGACAATTACCCCAAGGGGGTGTTTGGAGCCGGACTTCTCCTTGCCGAACGAGCCGCAGCCGAACGAGCCGCAGCCGAACGAGCCGCAGCCGAACGAGCCGCAGCCGAACGAGCCGCAGCCGAACGAGCCGCAGCCGAACGAGCCGCAGCCGAACGAGCCGCAGCCGAACGTATAGAATTATCTCCGCGCGAGCGCGAGATCCAACGCATGATAGGGAGGTGATTCGATGACCGAACTGTTCAAAGAGGCGTTGCTCAACACCGCCGACACCGACATCGGCATCCTCGCCTATTGGGAAGGCGTGCCGCCGAAATCCACCTTTCAGCAGCGCGACCGGAACTTCCACCCGACCGCCTCGGCGAAGCTCGCCGCCGCCCAGTGGCAAGCGATCCTGGAGAAGTTCGCGCCGGACGCTCCGCTCAAGGGTCCGCTGTCGTTCCGGCTCGTCGTGACGTGGCCGCATACCCGCGAGACCGCCAAGATCGCGGGCGGCGCTCCCGTCCGCAAGACCACCCGGCCCGACGGCGTCAATATCCTCAAGGGCGTCGAGGATATTGCTACTTCGCTTCATTATTGGAGAGACGACAACCAGCTCGCGGTCGAAACCGTCGAGCGTTGGCACGGCGAGTTGTCCGGCGTGCTGATCGAAGTGAAGGAGCTACACGATGACGGACGATGCGGCTGATGCGGTCGCTTCGCTGATAAAGGCGATACGCGAACACCACAACGACGACGAGGTCGCCTTCGCGTACAACCTCGTGCGCGACGAGCTGCTGAAGGAGTTGCACTACTCGGATCTCGCGGTCGTGAAGATGCTGGCGCTGCTGGTGCGGCTCTACCGGTCGGACTGGGAGACCTTCGAGTGCGCGCTGGTCTTCTTCTCGTCGCCGCTGCGGTCCACGCGCGACGTCGCCGCCGAACTCGGGATCTCGACAACGACCGCTTGGAGGCATCTCCAGCGGCTCGCGAAGCGTTACCCCGAGTTCGGTCTGCTGCTTCACCTGCGGAAGGTCGCCCGCGGGGAGGTCAAGAGCGGGGGGACACCCCCACCCCCCTCGGGGGGCGGGTCCTTACCCCGACCGACCCCGAGACGAGGTGGAGCGGGCAGGCTCGATGCTTCGACGGAAAAAGTTGACGAAAAATCGGTTGACAAGTTGACGGGGGCGGAGTGATGGCGGCGCGGTGGTTCACGATGGCGGAGTATGCGCGCCGGAACGGCATCACCCGCGAGGCGGTGCGGAAAGCGGTCGCCAACGGCCGCATCGAACACAACGGCAAGACGGGGCGCGAGTGTCGGGTGCGCGGACCGCTGGCGGAGCCGGTTCACGCGGTGGCTCCGGCGACGTCGAACCCCGCCGCGGACACCCGGCTCGCCGAAGTGAAGCTGGCAAAGCTCAAGGCGGACGTCGAACTCCAGCGGCAGCGGATCGCGGCGAACGTGAACGAATCCCGCCGCGCGTATGTCGAGATGATCCTCGAAGAGTACGTTCAGGCGTTCACGCCATTCAAGTCGCGTCTGGTCGAACTGCGCCTGACCGCCGATCAGCTCTCGGCGCTCGGCAGCGTGGTCGAAGAGTGCCTGCAGTCGTTTCTGGCGCGGGTGCAGCAGAGGATCGACGAGGAATCATGACCGCCCCGCACGAGATTTTTGCCGACGCCCTGCGGAACTTCTACGCGATCACGCCGCACCGCGACATCATCAGCTGGGCGGTGGACAACATCGACTTCTCGGACGACATCAGCGCCGAGCGTGACCGTCTCGACCTCGATCTCTCGCCGTTCCTGATCGAACCGCTCAAGGCGTGGGAGTTCTCCGGGAAGATCCGCGAGGTTGCGGTCTGCGGCATCGAACAGCACGGCAAGACGCTCCTCGAAGTGATCGGCGTCCTCTACAACTTCATCGACAAGCCGTGCGCGAATCTCTGCGTCTATCCGTCGGCGGAGGACGCGGCGGAGATCAACCGCACGAAGTACGTGCCGCTGATCCGCAAGATACCGACGCTGGCGGCGGAGCTGGTGCGTCCGTTCTCGTCGAAGAAGGACCGGTACATCTTCGGAGCGGCGACGATGTTCTTCCAGGGTGCGGGTAAGAAGATCATGTCGAAGTCGTGCAAGATCCGAGTGCTGGACGAGGAGGATCATTGCCCGGTGATCGGTCAGCTCGACGTCGCCGAGGATACCCGCAAGCGCGGGCGCAGCTACTCGGAAAGCATCTTCTATCGGGTCTGCACGCCGACGACGGTGAACGGCCCGATCTGGAAGGCGTTCCTCGCCGGCTCGCAGGGCTACTGGACGCTCCGCTGTCAGCATTGCGGCGAGTTGACCATGCGGAGCTGCGATTTCCTGAACTTCCAGTTCGAGGACACCTACGACGAGACGCGCCAGCTATTCGTAGTCACGCCGGGGAGCGAGCGCCTGATCTGCCCGAAGTGCAAGCACGAACACACCGAGGCGGACAAGTTCGCCATGAACCGGCAGGGCGCATACGTCCACAAGTTCCCGGATCGGATCGACCTCCGGCCGTCGTTCCAGTTCGGCGCGCTCTGCTCGCTCTTTCCGTACATGAGCTGGGGGCGGATCGCCGAGAAGATCCTCGAGTGCGGGAAACGCGCCGACATCAAGGCGCACTACGAGCTGGACAACAGCTTCAAGGGGCTGCCGTACAAGGAGCGCGACATCGCCACCGAAGACATCGAGAACCTGAAGGTGCATTTTTACCACGACCGCCCGCCGGCTTCGGAGATCGAGCTGGTATTCGTGGTTTCGGACACGCAGGATCTGTTCAGCCCGACGGGGGTGTTCGCGCTCGACTGCAACGACAACCTCTGGCTCCTCGAATACGACAACGTGCCGTACCTCTGGCTCTCTCACTCCGAGCGCGAAGAGATGGAGAAGCGCGAGGGAGAAGCCCCGCGCACGGTCGAGGAGATCGTGAACACGCCGGTCCGCTTCGGCGACGGCGGCACGATCCCGCCGCTCTTCCACGTCGTGGACTACCGGGGGCATCGCCAGCGCGAGATCGCGGACTACGCCGCCGGCCGCCGGAACGTCATCATGTACGCGGGGGCGTTCCTCAAGGGTGAGACGTGGAAGCCGTCCTCGAAGAACCCGCGGATGATCATCGTGGACGCGAAGAGCTTCCAGCGGCGGCTCATCTGGTATCTCTACAGCCAGAAGAACCGCACGACCGACTACCTCTTCCTACCGGACACGCTCGACCGCAAGTATCAGGCGGAGATCTCCTGCGTCCAGCCGGACAAGACCCGCCGTTCGGGACATCTGCCGGAGAACTGGCAGCCGCTCGGCGACGCCGTCCACGACGCCTTCGACGTGCTGAAAATGGCGTATTTCGCGGCGGACTTCGCCGTGAAGAAATTCAACCGGTCGCGGTTCCGGGTCGGTAAGTCCCCGGCGCTGCTGCGGCGCTGGCGGGCATACGACGAGCGCCACGGCAACGCGCAGAACGCGCAAAAGTGAAACAGCGTTTTCGAGGTGTTCCAACCTCAAAACCCCGCCTCCGAAGACCGAAAACCCGATATTATGCGAAAACGCGCGAGCCTTGGGTGGTGACGCGCGTTTTCGTATCCACGTTCTCCTTTCAATTGTTTCGGCGAAATTGCAGTTCTTTTCTCGACGTGTCATGCACGTGCGTCCCACGATCCGGACCGTCGGAGCGGGGGGTGGTCTCCTTGCCCGGAGCTTTGGCTCGTCAGCGCTGATCTCCGGCGGCTCGGATCACCTTACAACCGAACTATTGGAGGCAAGATGCAGCGATTCGTTTTTTACACGAACGGGACGGCGACGATCCCGGCTCCCGCGGGGGCGGACCGCATGGCGTACAAGTCGCCGACGACCGCCCCGGTGGTGGTGAGTGCCGGATCGGGCGCGTTCACCTTCGCGACCGGCGCGACCCCGGCGGACTGCCAGTACCAGATCTTCACCGCGGGGGGGGAAATGATCGGCGCGGGGTCGTTCGAGATCCGTCAGGACATCGAGCACGCAGGGAGCAACTACGACCCGCGCTCGCTCGCGGTGCGGACGCTGGAAGCGCTGGAGGCGAAGATCGCCGGACGCGCGCTCACCATCCAGCAGTCGAAGATCACCGTCGGCGACCGCTCCATCGAGTACATGAACAGCATCGAGGAGCTGCTGAAGTGGCGCGATCACTTCGCCAAGCTGGTCGCCCAGGAGAACGGTCACGGCACGCCGACCGCGCAGGTCTGCCGCATGAGGAGGGTCTGACGATGTGGCCGTTCAAGCGTAAAAAGGCCGAACCGGCTCCGACCCCCGCCGAGGCGCGGCCGGTCCGCTACGTCGAGCGCCGCTTCGCCGCCGCGACGAACTCGCGGCTCATCGACTGGGCGCTCTCCTACAACAAGATCAACGCCGACCTCGAGCAGGGCTATCAGCCGCTCGTGCTCCGGGCGCGCGATCTCGCCAAGAACAACGAGTTCGTGATCGGCACGCTCCGCAACATCCTGCGGAACGTCCTCGGCGCGGACGGTTTCACGCTGCAGAGCAAGAGCGAGAACCGCGAACGTCGCCCCGAGATCGAGCGCTTGTGGCGCGAGTACCAGTCGCGCGTCGGCGGCTTCGTGACGCTGGACGAGTGCCAGTCCGGGCGCGACTTCGACGCGCTGGTGCTGCGGACGCTCGTTATCGACGGCGAGGTGTTCATCCACCGGGTGTTCGATCCCGAGAGCCGCTTCGGGTATCGCTACGAAGTCGTGGACAGTCTGGAGATCGACCCCTTGTACACGGTCGAGGACGTCGGGAACGGCGAGAAGATCGTGATGGGCGTCCGCATCGACGCCCGCGGGCGCGAGGTGGCGTACTACCTCCGGCGCTCGCAGTGCGAACACTACATGAGCGGCGACCGCGAGGAGATCCCCGCCTCCGAGATCTACCACATCTACCGCAAGGAGTTCGCGGATCAGACGCGCGGGATTTCGCTTCTCGCAGGCGTGGTGCTGGACTTGAACCAGCTCGACGCCTACAAGGAAGCCGAGGTCGTCCACGCGCGGATCCAGGCGTGCAGCATGGCGATCTGGGAGTGGAACGGACAGAGCACCGGCGACCTCCTCGACGAGGTGGACGACAAGGGCGAGTTCATCCGCGAGATGAAGCCCGGGATCTTCCCGGTCGCGCCGAAGGGCTACACCGCGAAGCAGCTGGCGAACAACAGCCCGAACAACCAGTTCGGCACGTTCTGGAAGAATATGCTCCGGGGTATCGCCAATGCGCTCGGCATCAGCTACAACAAGGCGGCGGGCGACTACGAGGCGGTCAATTATTCCAGTCTGCGCGAAGCGACGCTGGAGGACCGCTCCACCTTCGAGGAGCTGCAGCGCTTTTTCGTGGAGAACTGGAAGGACTTCCAGTTCCGCGACTTCGTCCGGGCGCTCGCCATGAACGAAGTGATCAAGGTCGCCGAGATGAACGACTGCACCCGCCACCGCTTCTTCGGGCGGCGCTTCCCGTGGGTGGATCCCGCCAAGGAGATCGCCGCGAAGCAGACCGAGCTCAATCTGCTGCTGACCGATCCGATCTCCGAACTCGAAGCGCGCGGCATCGACCCCGACGAGCACATCGACCGTCTGGTCGAATGGCGGGAGAAGCTCTCCGCGCGGGGGATCCCGCTGCCGGCGGCGACCGCCGCCGAACTCCCGCCGCCCGAAACCGAAGATCAGGAACAACCCGAGGAGGACAATACCGATGCCTGACCCCGCTCCCGACATGGAAAAGCGCGAGATCACCTTCACCGCCGCGAGCGGCGAACCGTATCAGCGCTGCGACTGGAACACCGGCAAGCCGTACTACGAACGGCTGGTCGTGACCGACGACGCCTGCAACCTCGACCGGCTGAACGGCGGCGCGTCGATCCTCAAAAATCACAACACCGATGCCATCCTCGGCACGATCATCAAGGCGTGGATCGAGGACGGCAAGGTGGTCGTGCGGGCGCGCTTCCGCAAGAACGACCCCGACGCCGACGCCGTCTTCCGCGACATCGTGGACGGCACGCTCAAGAACGTCTCCATCGGGTACGAGAGCAGCGTTTCCGAACCGACGGTGGAGAACGGCGTCGAGTTCCGCGATGTCACGCGCTGGAGCATCTTCGAAGTCTCGGTCGCGGTAGGCGTTCCCGCCGACCCGACTGTCGGATTTTACCGCAACTACCAACCCACAACCCAAGGTGCGAACATGGCAACCAGAGACACCGACCCGAACGCCGAAGATCCGAAGGATCCGAAAGACCCGCAGGAACCCGAAGGCGGCGAACCCGAAACCCCGCCCGAAGGCGAACCCGAGAACAAGCCGGAGGGCGAACCGGAAGAGCCGGAAAACCGCGAGGGCGAAGACCCCGAGGAGGGCGAACCCGAAGACCCCGAGAACCCCGAAGGCGAGGGAGGCGAGGAGCCCCCGCCGCCCGCCGACGACAACAAGCGCTCGGCGCAGACGATGCGCCGCGCCGCGACCCCGTCCACCATCCGTTCGTTCAACATCAACAAAGGACACAAAATGAACGAGAAGAAGTACTCCCTTGTCAGAGCCGTCCAGAGCCTCCTGAACCCCCGTGACGCCAAGGCCGACTTCGAGCGCGGCGTCTCCGACGCGATGTTCCGCTCCATCGGCAGCTTCCCGAACGAGAAGAGCATCATGCTCTCCTTCCGCGAGGGCGAGTTCATCAACGCCGACAACAACGGCGCGGGTCTCGTCGGCACCGATCACCGCGCCGACCTCTTCATCCATATGCTGCGGACCCGCATGGGCGTGAAGGGCGCGACGCTGCTCTCCGGCCTCGTCGGCAACGTGGACATCCCGACCCAGACCGGCACGGTCACGGTCGGCATCGGCGCGCTCAATTCGACCGCCGGAACCACCAAGCCGCAGGTCGGCTCGACCACGCTGTCCCCGAAGAAGTTCTCCGCCTCCGTGACGGTCGGCGAGGATCTGATCGCGCAGGGCAACCCCGACGCCGTTGCCTTCGTGCTGGACGACCTGCAGGCGCAGATCGCCCGCAAGCTCGACCTCGCGATCCTGAACGGCTGCGTCTCGCCCGCCATCGGCGGCGTCGACGGCACGACCGGCGTCCAGACCGTAACCATCGCGGATCTCGCGTCGATCACCTGGGCGGACGTCCTCAAGATGTACGGCAAGATCGCCGACTACGAGATCGAAGAGGGCGACCTCGCGTGGGTCACGAAGGGCAGTCTCAAGGCGGCGCTGATGGGGATCAGCAAGGACGCCGGCAGCGGCCGCTTCCTCGTCGAAGAGGGCAAGATGAACGGTTACGACGTGAACGTCTGCGGCGCGCTCGCGAGCGACGCGCTGTATCTCGGCGCGTGGAAGAACGTCGTGATCGGTCAGTGGGGCGGTCTCCAGCTCAAGATCGACGACGTCACCGGGATCAAGGAAGGCAGCGTGACCATCGTCGGCAAGCTGCTCGCCGACATCGCGATCACCAACCCGAACGCCTTCGTCAAGCGCGTCGGCGCGGGCTCCTGATCCGGGGCGCGGGGGGTGAGGTGAAGTGAACATCCGATTCCGAGTTCCGTACGCGCCGGGCGACATCTGGGCGGCGACGCCGTTCCTCCGCGACTTCGCGGAGCAGCGGCCGGGGGACGTGCTGTTCCTCGATACGCCGTACCCGGAGATCCTGCGGAACAATCCGTTCCAGCCGGAGCGCCCGCGCACGTTCGACGTCGAGGTCGTGTTCCGCTTCACCCCCGACTACGTCACGGACGGCCGCCGCTACTACGGCGTGAACGACCCCGCGTCCTCGATGCGGACGGCGTTCCATCGCGCGCTGCGGGCGGCGACCAACATCCGCATCGAACCGCGAACGACCGCGCCGGAGTTCTATCCCGACGACTTCGAGCGCCGGTACTCGCCCGCGCCGACCGACAAGCCGGTCTGCGTTCTCAACGCGGGGCACAAGCTCGACATCCCGGTCAAGCACTGGGGCGTCGAGCGCTTCGCCGCCGTGGTCGATGCCCTGAAGAATCGCGTGCTCTTCGTGCAGGTCGGAGCCGCCCGAAACGACGTCGACCGACACGCCCGCATCCCCGGCGCGCTGGATCTCGTGGGGAAGACCACGCTCTGCGATCTTGCGGCGCTGGTCTATCACGCCGACTTCGTACTGACGGGGGTGAGCCAGCTTCACCACCTCGCGGGGATCGCGTGCTACAAGCCGCGCGTCTGTGTCACCATAGCCGGGGCGCGGGAGCCGCGCAACTGGGCGAACGGATACCGAAGGACCGGCGTCTCCTGGCATTGGCTCGACGCGACCACCTGCGAGGGAGCCGCGCCGGGATGCTGGCACGACGACTGCCGGGATTGTCCGGCGATGGCAAGCATCACCCCCGAGCGGGTGATCCAAACGATACAAGGAGCGTTGAAATGAAGGTGTTTTTGCGTATCAAGGGCGACTGCATCTCCGCCCGCCGCCAGCTTCGCGCCGGCGAAGTGCTGCCGGTCGAAGAGATCGCGGAACGGGATCGTCAGATCCTCGTCGGCTGCGGACTTGCCGAAGTCATCGAGCGATACGAGGTCCCGAAACCGAAGCCGCAGGTCGCCGATCCGAAACCGGCGGTCGCCGATCCGCAGCCGAAAGAGACCAAGACCGCGACCAAGAAGAAAGCGGCGAAGAAGTGACCCCGTTCGAGATCGCCACCGAGGATATCTTCGCGAACCCGGACTTCGTCGAGACGGCGATGTTCGGCAGCTCCGGCGTGCCGGTGATCGCCTCCGAGCGCACCGATGCGGCGAAGCTGACCGAGTTCGGTCTGGACGAGGGGGTGTCGTTCTTCCTTCGCGTCCGGCGCGCGGATCTCGCCGCCGATCCGAAACGGAACGATCTCGTCACCTTCAACGGCGTCGAGTACCGGGTGGATTCGGCGGCGCTCGATTCGTCGGCGCTCGTCTGGAAGATCTACCTCAAGAGCAAATCGTCGAGGTGACGTGATGGCAACGACCACGCAGGGGCAGAAGCTGAAGCTCTCGTTCGATCTCTCGACCTTCCACAAGAACATCGAACGGATGATGCGGGAGGGCAAGGACGAGATCCGCAAGACGCTCGTCTCGGGCGCTTCGGCCTACGCGACCGCCGCGGCGCGGCACACGCCGCCCAATCCCGGCGCGCAGCAGATCGACCCGATCTTCTACTCCGACGGGGTGATGTACGACCGGTCGAGCGCGTCCAAGGCGCACGGTCGCCGCCGGGTGTACGACCTGCTGGCGCTGGCGCGGAACCCCGACACGGGGCACTACCGCCGGATGTACGGCAAGCTGCTCCGGCAGGGCTATTACTACGTCGTGGCGATCCATCGCGACGGACGCCCCGTCCGCTTCGTTCCCTGCCGTACCGAGGGCGAGGCGGCGGCATACGCGCACGAAACGTACCGGGGGCTGACCCGAGCGGCGTGGGGGCTCGCATTCTCGACACTCTCGGGGAAGAAGCTCCCGCCGGCGTTCAACAAGTACCTCGCGCGGCGTCCGCTGCTGGCGAACATGGCGGCGCTGAATACGGTGACGCTCGACCAGTCGAAGCACGAGGTCACGATCACCAACTCGGCGATCAGGACAAGCGGGAGCTATCTCGCGAGCCTCGACACCAACGCCAGCATCGCGGCGGTGCGGACGATGAACGACCGGATGTCCAAGTTTTTCAAGAAGAAGTACAATCTGTAGGTGAACACGATGCCCGAAGACACGCCCCCGACCGGGGCACAGACCGAACAACCCGCGTCCGAGCCGCGGCAGACCTTCCACCGGACGTTTGTCCGGGGGCTGCTCGATCTCATCACGCTCCGCAACGAGAACGTGGTCAAGACCGACAGCTTCGACGAAGCGACCGTTCAGACGGGCGGCGAGCTGACGTGCGAGATCACGAAGGTCGAGCAGGCGAACCCCGGCTTGCCGGATTATTTCCTGCACGTTTCCATCCTCGGGCGGACGTTCGCCTCCGAGGACGGCACGAAGGAGGTCATCCGGGGGATGTTCGACGACGTGTTGGCGGCGTACAGCACCTTCACATCGGTCACGCTGGCGTCGTGCGTCCCCGCGGGGGCGAAGGTACTCGGCGTTCTTCCCGTCACCAACGCCGCGATCCGCGAGGGCGCGGAGGAGTTCGTCTTCACCGTGGATTTCAAGATAGTCGTATCCGAACTCAACTTCCAACAGCAGGAGGAATAAATCATGGCAGGAACCACCGGACGCCAGTTCGGCATCATCACCAACACCTCGGGCGGCGTCGCGTCGCTGATCGTCCCGAACGGGATTCAGTCGCAGAACTCGGTCGAAACGGCCGAAGCGCGCGACGAGCACGGCAAGGTCATCAACATGACGGCGTATTCGAAGTCGAAGACCGTAACCTTCCGCGGACTTCTGAACGATACCGAGTACAGCTTCGACGCGGGCAGCACCATCACCATCGGCGGCGAAACTTACCTCGTCGAGAGCCGCGACATCAACGAACAGAACACGGCCTTCGTCGAGGTGACGATCACGGCCAAGCTGTCCGACAGTGCGACCATCACCGCTTACGCGTAAATAGCGAACAGTCGCACACAAGGAGACCATCCATGCTTAATGTCGAACAACAGATTTTCCTCGCTCGGTCGCCCGAGTTTCAGCGGATCATCAAAGAGGATCCCGTACTGATCGAACTGGGGCGGACGCATATCGACCGCGGCGAAGAGCTGCTCTCGCTTCAGGAAATGTTCCGAGGCACGCTGCGGATCGGTGATGTGATCGTGCAGCCGATCACGCCGGCGCTCTGGTCGCTTCTTTGGTGCATCGGCAACCGGTACACTACCGATCTCCAAAAAATCGACGAGCTGGATACCGACGTTTTCATGTATCTTCTGGCACTCGGGGTGCGGCGTCTCGATATCGAATGGGAGCTGCTGCCGGTCAAGGCGTCCGGCTTCTGTAAGGCGCATAACATCGACATTCTTGATGCCGTGCAGGAGCTCGTTCAGACGATCAATTTGGCCTTCCGTCCGCTGGAGATGTTGCCGCAAGCCGTCGCGGAGGATCCGGAGGGACGACGATTTGATGCCGAATGGCTCGCTCACCTCACCGCAACAGTCGCGCGGGAGACCAACGAACCCGCCCGAGAGGTGATGTTCGACATGCCTCTTTCCACCTGTTACTACTACTACGTCAACGCCATGCGTCGCAATGACCTCAAGGGATTGATCCGCCGTCCGAGCAGTGCCGAGATCAATCAGGCAATCCTCGCCCGCGTGGATGAACTCGGCGAGCAATTCTGCAAGGAGCATATGCCATGCCAGCCGTCGGAAAAATAACGCTCGACATCAAGGAATACGAAGCTCTCCTCGCCCGTGTTCAGAAAAACACCGCAGCCGCGGCGAATAAGATGAGCAGCAGCGTCGGCGAGATCGGCAAGGGCGCCGGCAAAGCGAGCAGCGCGTTGGGCGCATTGGGTGAGGCCGCCGGCAGCGCCGGCGGTCAGATCGGCAAACTGGGACGGGTATTGAGCACCTTCTCCGCGGGGTGGTTGTCCGTGCTGATCGCGGCCATCGGTTTCATCATCTCGCAAATCCAGAATCTGTGGGATCACGCCACGCTGTCTGCCGAGGAGTACGCGCTCAAGGTGGAGCAGGCTGCGGAGCGTTCCGGTAAAGCCTGGGACAAACAGGAAAAGCAGCACTCCGAAGACAAGGGGTACATGAACCGCCTGATCGAACTCTCCAAGAAGGAGCAGCTTTCCAATTCCGCAAAAGTCGAGGCGGCGCAGTTGATCAGCATTCTCTCCGCACGTTACGGCGATCTCGGGATCAGCATCGATCAGGTCGGCAACAAACTCGTCGGAGCCGACAAGGCGCTGCAGCGCTTTCTGGAACGCCAACGCCAGCAGAAGATCGAAATATTGCAGACGAAGATGGACAACAATCTGTCCAAAATCAGTCTTGAAGCGAAAAATGCCGTAAAAGCCCACATCGGCGATGACACCAAGGGACGCTGGGCGACGCTCGGCATGTCGGCGCTCTACACTCACGGCATCGATCTGTACGATAGGGTCGGCGATTATGTGCGGTATAATGAAGACCTGGACGCACAGATCAAACAGTTTTCCAAGTACCGGGATCTGGCCAAAACCGAGGACGCGATCAAGGGTTATCAGAACGTCATCGACCTTCTCGAACAGCAGAAGGAGATGTCGATCCAGATGCGCAATCTCAAAAACTTCGGCGTCGCCACCGAATCCGAAGCGGAGAAGACCTTGCGCGAGCAAACCGAAAAAGACCAGAAAAAAAGCGACTTCACCGTCGAACAAATGCACGAGGCCATGTATCAGGCCAATCTGAACGCCGGTAAGCTCAAGGAAGCGGCGATCATTAAAACCATCAACGATCTCAAAAAACAAGGGATCGAACTCACCATAAAAGAGGCCGAAGCAGTTACCAAGGCACAGCGAGTATGGCAGGGTAATGAAAAATATCGCAAGGACAAAACCGGCCTCGAGGATCAAGTTCATCTGCAGCAGTTGATGGTCCAAGGGAAAAAGGCCGAAGCCCGCCAATGGGAGATCATCTACAGCTACATTCACAGCGGGATGGCCACGAATAGCGACAACGTGGACAAGCTCTTGGAGCTTCAGGATAAACTGGGGTCGCTCAAACTTCAGAAGGAGCGCCAGGATCAAGGCAAGTCACTGTACGAACAAGCTCTGCGGGCGTCCGGGCGCGCAGAGGAAGCGGATCGCTATCGGGCGCTGGAGCATGCGCGAGAAACCAAAGGGGGCGAATTGACGTCTTCCGAACAGAAGGCAACCCTGCGAATGGTCAATCTCACACGACGGCTGGAGCATCTTGCCAAGCTGGACTTTGGTCGATCCAGTATTCAAGCGAATGCGCTCACAGCCCGCGGTGGTGGTGGCGGCAAAGTAATCGGTGATCACAACCAGCAGATACAGCGTACCATCGCACAGCGGGCCGCAAAAACCAACGACCTACTCCGCGACATCAAGCGTGAGATTCGTCACAGCAGTAAAATTTCCGGGGATCCGAGCCACTAAAATGAACGAATTGAATCTCACAACTTTTTTTGCTTCACATGTTCTGCGCCACGAGTATCTCGAATATTCTCGGGATGCGCGTGCAACAGCTTTTTTTCGTGCGGAGATATTGTTGCGAAAAGTTCTTCAACGCGAACTGGACGCCGGGGATCCCCGCATGGTGGCGGCGCTCGGTGAACAGATCATATATCTGCTGCAGCACCCCGACGCTGAAAACACAGCGCCGCGTGCGAGACGATATATTCGGGCGATCACGGTGGGTGAAACGCTTCCGGTCGAGGAGTGTTTCGGACACTGCCGGAATGATTCTGACTGCGGGGAGTGTGATTTCTTGGATTCCTGTCGCTGCATCGGCGACACCGAACCGTACATCGAGCCGCACTCCGGCATGGTCTCGGCGGAGGAGATCGACTGGTCGACGCAGCTTTCCGTCGCCCCTGTGGAATTTCCGGACGGCGACGCCGAGGCGGAGCCCGACGAGCGAGATTTGATGCGGCTCCTGGAATTTTGCCGCTTCATCTTTTCGCTGGACGACTACACGCTGGGGATACTCGCGGCGGTCATAGTCCCCGGCAATGCGGCGGCGGGCAGCTGCACCGTTTCGGATCTGGCGCGGCTCCACGATTGCAGCCGGCAGGCAATGCACCGCAAGATGCTCGCCGCCGTCCGCCGTCATCCGGAACTGGCGCGCATATTCAGCACGGTTTTGAGAAAAATCGCGCGGGCGAGAAAAAAGTTCTACCGCATAGAGGAGCATGATAAAAGTGAGCGTAAATGAACGACTGGCGGCGCTCGAGAATCAAGTGCAAGAGACCAGCAAGACCACATGGCGTGTCTTCGAAGCCGTCTATGGTAACGGTAAACCGGGCCTGATCGCCGACGTTCAGGCGATTCGACAGATGCTCGAGGGAAAAGAGGGTCACGGGCGGACATGGCAATGGGTGATCTCCACGTTGATCGCCGTGGCGGCGGTCCTTGTCGTCCTGTTGAAGAATTAAAAAAAAAGGAAGGCGCGAAATGGCAACCGATAGTTTACGCATGTTGCTTTGTTCCGGTATGATTGATCGCGGGGTGTCCTCCGGTGTAACATATCAGGGGACGGAGGTGGAACGAACGGGTGAGGGAGATATATTCACGTTCCGGTACAAAGGAAAAAAAGAGGACATTGCCGATTTGATGGATCGGTTTTATCACGGTTATCCCACGGATTTCGGAAAACTCGCCTCCTCAAAAATGTATCAGGACGAAGGTCCCAACTGGGTGTGTGAACTCCGTTTTGAAAGTGCGGAAGGATGGTCGACAAACAGTCCACCCACAACCGCGTATGGAAAAAAAAGCTGCGAGCTTGAGTGCGGCATGATCTCCAATGAATTGAGCGCCCACCCCCAATACAGAACCAAATGGGATCACTTCCTGGGGGCGAAAAACGGCACAGGGAATGTTCCCGCTTGGTGGGATAGCGCCAATACCACACAGATCAACAGTTCCGACGCCGAGCGATACAAATGGGTCAGCAGCGCCGAATATTTGCCCGATGGCTGGTATGTATTGAAAACTCCGACGAAACCCGGCGTAACCTCCTGGGATACCGCCACGACTTGCGTCAGAGAATCGGTTCGTTGCCGCAACGCCACGGCGGCTGGTAAGGTCATCCGCGGGATCATTAATAAAAGAGGCACACCGTCCAATACGTTCGGGATAACCGGAGGAGATTGGAAGTGCGATTCTATTCGTGTTTATTGGCACGAACATTACTGGATTGCACAGTGTCTCTGGACGAAAAGCGTTGATGGTTTTTCGTGGGATAAGGATCTGTACGGTCAGGTCAGCGATTAAAAAATGAGGAATAAATCAAATGGCGGAAAATTTGTCGTACAGCATCGGACAGTGTGAATTCTGCGGATGTGACAGTGACGCCGCGTCGAACGATCACATCATCTGCATGCGTTGTCGCGGTGTCATCGAGAACGAATTGTGGGCGCTCCAGCCCGACGAACCGGCGCGGCGGGCCTACGAGCGCGCGCGCCCGCTCTGCAAACTCCGCGGCAAGATCGCCATGCTTCGCAAGGAAAACGAGAAGCTGCGCGACGAGAATGCCGCATACAAGAAAATCATCGGGAAGGAATAATAAAATGCAAAGGTGCAACAAAAAATTCTGTGAGATCTGGGTGTTCGTGCTGGTTCTCTTCGGACTGCTCATTCTGATTATCCTGCTCGCGGGGTGCGGTGCGGTCCAGACACTGGCGCAGGGGGTGAGCGAAAAATCGCTCTCCGGCAGCGGCACAGTGGCGATCCAGCGCGTCGGCATCGACGACGAGACCAAGACGCCGGTCCTGAAATCGACGGTCGTGACCGGCGACTATGCGAGCGCCCGGAACGGCGACAGCGCCTTTCAGTACCGGCGCAAGAAAAGTCCCTCGATCTTCAACACGAACGCCGTGACCGAAGAGGTGACGATCAACTGTATCGGTACGAAGGAAGAAGTCGCGGCCGCTCGCGAACTCGCGGAAAAGGACGCCACAGCGACTTCTCCCGAATCCGAATCTGAAAAGCCCGAAGCAGCGACCGTAATGACGTTCCCACAACCATCCAACAAGTGAGGCGGCAACCATATCGGAGCTGATGAGGAAAATCGATGTTCCTGAAAAGGCTGAATAACTCCGCCGAAGTCGACGAATGGAGATCGATGTGGAACTATGAGGTTCTGCCATACCTGCGCGATCTGCACCTGATTGCGGGGGCGGGTATTCGCATCAATTATCTGCCGGAAGGGTGTGTCATCAGGGTGGCTAATCGTGACGGCGGGGGCATCACTTCGGTTTCCGACGAAGACGGATCGTATAACGGCTACTTCAAGATCACGCTTTCCCCGCCCGTCTCGGGCGCTGCGGTCGTCACCATAGCCGACGGTGCGACGGGGTCGAACAGCATGGCGGTCGTCAACGGCGGCTCGACGTACAGCCTGCCTCCGTACTCGGAGACGGTCTCGGGCGGCGCGCTGTATCTCTTGAAATACACCCCGGCGCAGTACAATTCAGGCGGCGCGGTTGTTTCGAGCGCGACGATGGCCATATCGTCTATCCACCAGAGCGGCGGCTCGTTCCCGACGCTTCCCGACGGCGGCACCTCGGGCGCGTACTATTGCCAGCTCGGGCGCGTGATCTGGTCGAGCGGCTCCGCCGTACCGAAGGTCGTGCAGGACCACACCGCCGGGGTCGTCCAGTTCAACTGGTTCGCGAATTGTTATCTCGGGTAACAGTGATTTTTTCTCCTACCGCTTGTATTTTTCATTGCAAGCGGTATATTTTTGTCGTGTTCGGCGGTAAAAACCGCG